CTAACACAAAGATATGAGGCGTTTTTAATGACTTATATCAACTGTTATTAAAATAATAAACATTAAATTATAAAATATGAAAAGTATAAAAGATTTTAGTGAAATTAAATATTTCAAAATAGGTATTGGTATTATGTTACTGTTAACATCTTGTGAAGATAAATGTACGCAAGCAGTTGAGAAGGTTTACTCCCCCCAACAATCAGCAGTTACTGACTTTAGCTTATATAGCAAGGCTGAAACATTAACAGTATTAGGAGAACACGACACAAGGGAAACCGCATTTATCTGGGATTACTTAAAAGACAACAAAAGGCACATAATAGCTAGTGGTTGCTTAGATTCCGCAGATTACAGATACACGTGTATTTGGGCTAAAATTGAAGGTGATTTACATTTAGAAGATGGCATAAATTATAGTACTGTAAATGTGCATTTGGTTGTAACTGGTAATATTACAGGCACTGGTACTTTTACTATTAATGGTCACAATACACAATTAATCGTAGAAGGTAGTGTTTCACCTCAAGCAAACATTATAATTAAAGATGGATGCGAGTTAATCGTTGAAGGGGTTAGTTTAGGTACATACAATCCAACAATGCGAGAATTTGCAGAAGTGCCTTGTGACTTAGATTTAGATAAAAATTATTACGACGATAAAGGAATGTTCAAATATAAATTAAAATAAATTTAGAACAGGATGGGAAGAGAGAAAACAAGAATTAGATCAGTAAGTTTATGGAGTGATCCTAAGACGGAAACCGAATTAATGGAAAACATTGTATACTATAAGAGGGAGTTAGAATTTATGGACAGTATAGACTTTATTAAATTAAAGATGGTTCCTTCCATACCACTAGGAGGACATATAAGATGGACCTTCCTAGAGAAAGCAGTACCTAGGATGAATGACTACTTAAGGGAGTTATGGAAAGAATATGAAGTAGAAACAATAGAGAAGGAAATCAAAGAATTAAAAAAGAAATTAGCCAAGAGGGAATCTCAGAGTCAAAAGAATAATAAGAATGAATAGAAGAGACTTTCTAGGTGTATTAGGTAAGGTGTTAATAGGTACATCGGTAATAGGGTATATAGTAAAAGAAGAGATACATAAAGATCATCATATAAAAGGATATGATCATAATCATGTAGAAGAGATACCTGAAGCTACTATAACGTTAGATGAAAGAGACTTAGGTAAAGGAGAGATGTGGTCATATGATCAAGAGACAGGAGATATATTACGTAACGGGCATATAGAAGAAGAAGGTGTATCGTTAAGAGACTTGCATAACTTTTTAGAAAAAGAATGGAAGAAAGATGGTAAGCTAACAACTAGTCCTTTCGAGAGTTATGTCATATAACGAGTAGTTAATACTGTATCTAATAACCTTCCAAAGCATTACAATATACTATAATCGTATTGAATAGATTCCTATAGAGACACTGAGAGATATAGGGAAAACCTTATATAACATGTATAAGGAAGGCTAAGTAGGTCAAGTGTATAAAAAAGTATAGAAGTATATGTGTATATAGTTATATAAGTATAGAGGTACATGAGTATATATGTATATGTGTAAGAATTGAATAGGGTAGGTATGGAAAGAAGGATAGAGATGTAAGGCAGGTGCCTGTCTAAAAAACAAATTTTTTCTATAGATTTTTTCTATGAACCTCGACTTTTACGACATTAACAGTAAAACCTTCCCTTCCTTACATATAATACAATAGGTACTATAGGAGATTCCTTAAAAAATGTGAATAATGGAATAAAAGGCCCGTCTAGGCCCGTACCTTCCTCTCTTTCCGGAATAAGAAGGGGTAAAAGGGGTAAAATAGGGGAGACTCCCGCCGTCTTCACGCTATCCTCACTACGTCCTCACTAGGTAGGGTATTCCCGCCATCCTCACTACGTCTTCCCGCCGTCCTTCTCACCGTAATTGTCTCTATGGTACAGTTGCCTGTCTGGGTATTAATTCTTATCTTAATACTATGACTAAACCTTCCCTCAAGAGACTGTCAAAGAGTAGTAAGTATAAAGCCTACTACAAGATAAGCAAGTGTATTAAGTCCTGTACCTCTCAGTACCACATTAAAGTATGCCGGAAGTTGATTACTAGGTTTAATGTAACCTTCCTCTACCGGTGCACTACCAGGCAAGAGTCTCTTACAACTACTAAACTAAGGGACCGTTTAACCCTCTCTCTAAATAGACAAGTAACTAGACTATAGTACTAAGGAAGGGCCCTTTCAAGGACAGTTGCTTATCAAGCTTTGTCCCTTCAATCAAGCTTTGCCTCTATTCAAGTAACTCCTCTCTATTCAAGCTTTGTTGCTATATGGGGGATAGGTATATACAGGTATATAAATATGTATATTAAAATATATTGAAAAATTCCGGAAAATAGTTGGAAATGTGAAGAATGGTTCGTAGGCCGGAAAGGAGGGGATTTGAATATAAGGTACCGGCCCGTCTACTCTTCCGGTGTTGATGTGACACCCCGCCCAAGACTTATCTATTGCTTCTATCTAAAGATACGGACTATATATGTAAGGAGCAACTATTTAAGTAACTTTATTTTCCTTAATTAATTTCCGGAAAGGGTAGGTAGTTACAATTATAATTCATATATTTAGGTATAATTAAAACGATAAGAGTTATGGATTTTTTAGTACACCCAGTACATTTAGTAACAAAGTCATCTAAGATAGAAGGCTTTAATGAAATCATTCACCAAATACATTTTGGATCTTTAACAGAGATAGCTGTTGAAGTAGCAACAGAATGGACAGATGATTGGCCGGAAGGTCATGGATTTGGATCTTCGGATGGTACCTACCTATTACAAGACTTTATTGATAGAGTTATTGATAGTCTAGGAGGAGGGTATAAGACAGTATTCCAGCCAGGTCTAAAAGTAATTTCAAACTAATTAAAAAAGGTAGGTACTTAGTTGCCTACCTTACTTATATTACGTATATTTAGGTATAATAATAAAAACAAAAGGTTATGTTAATTAAGGTGAGTTTTGAAATTGAACTAAAGGACATATTAAAAAAGGAGGAGAGCAGTTTACTAGAAGGGAGATCTGAAGAAGATGTATATTCTGAACTTCAGGAAATATTTGGAGAGAAGTTAGAGGATTTAAGTGAAGATACTAAAGAATTATTTATTCAGAACTTTGCTGATATCTTTAATTATTAAGTTGGAGCCTACCCTAATTATTCATATATTTAGGTATAATAATAAAAACAAAAGGTTATGCTACTATCAGAATTCAAAAATTTAGAATCGGTTAAGTCCGGAAAAACATTCACAATTACGTTCATTAAAAAAAATGGAGAGGTAAGAGTGATGAATGCTCGATTAGGTGTTAAGAAGCATTTAAAAGGGGGGACATTAAAGTATGATCCATCTAAGTATAATCTACTAGGATGTTATGATATGCAAAGTGGAGGTTATAGAATGATTAACTTTGACACAATTACGGAAATTAAAGTAGGTGGAGAAGTATTTGCTTATTAATTTAAAAAAGGTAGGTACTTAGTTGCCTACCTTAATTATATTTCATATATTTAGGTATAATAATAAAACAATAAAGGTTATGGATTTAGTAGAAAGAAAAGAGGCTATTATGCAAGCTCAAGAATTAGTAAATGAAGCTATGAATTTAGTAGATGATGCAGTAAGGGGCACTAATATAGTTTCAAACTATCAAGCTTACGGAAAGTATGGGTTTAATCAATTGCTAGGGCAGGGAAATCCTTATGATAGTTGCTTGGAGAATATCCTTGAGGATATAGAGGTATGGGATTAATTTAAAAAAGGTAGGTACTTAGTTGCCTACCTTAATTATATTTCATATATTTAGGTATAATAATAAAACAATAAAGATTATGGTTTACGATTTCAATTACAAGGACAACGAGGGAGATGAATACTCCTCAAATGAGCACCCTACTAAGTCGGATGCTAAAAAAGAATGGGAGAGCATTAAGGAGAGGTATGATGGAGATTGTCATATTACGGAAACGTGGATATATGATGATGAAGGAGAGTTCTTAGGAAGATGGTAAAAGCAATTAGGGAAGTAGTTTGTACTTCCCTTTTTATTTCTTATATTTAGGTATATTAAAACAAAGGTTATGAAAGTATATATAATAGTACACACAAATTGTAGAGGAGATGAATGGACTAATAAGTTTTCATTTGACTTTATTCCATTTAAGCAACTTTTAGAAAAGATGTTTAAGGAACAGGAAGGAATAGATCCTTACGAATATGAGATAAGTGAGGAGCTGGAAAAGGAGGTTGAAGATTTTAATAAAGAGCAAGGATATAATTCTACAGTTTTTGAGTTTGAATTATTATTGGATACTTATTTTTGCCAAGAAGATAGAGATACTTACAGAAAAAGAATTGATAGTTTAGATGGAGAGGGGTTTGGTGTTGAATTAGAAGAAAGCTTAATAGGAGTTGGTATTTCAAAAGAAATAGCTTTAGCTCATTTACATTCAATTAATTTAGGAAACTGGTAGGTTACTAAGGTAGTTATTCGTATATTTAGGTATAATAATTAAAACAAAAGGTTATGTTCAGATTTTGTAAAAAGTGTTGTACAATGGTACAAGTCAAAAATGGTAAATGTTCAATTTGTAAAAAAGACTTATCATGAAAATAGAAATAGATCTTCCTGAAATGTTCGAAGAAGCAATTGAAGATAATTTAAGACTTCCGGACGATCATCCAGCAAATGGAGTACCTCTAACTAAGGTACGATTAGCTTTTATGAAAGCATACATAAATGAAGCTATCAATAGACAGGACATAGATATGCATGTTTGTCAATGGTTAGATGATATCGAATCAAGTGGAGAGATGGAAGACGTCCTTTACGAAATAACATTAGCAGAAATGTAAGAAAAAGGGGAGGGAGTAACGCCAATAATGGCACACAAACGATTTAATGGGGGCGTTAATTTATTTTATTACTACCCTTCCTTTTAATTAAAAGTTGCTCCTCTCAAAGATATTTCTTATATTTAGGTATAATTAAAAGATAAGAGTTATGGCAGATTTTAAAACAGTAGTATTAGGAGAGACTTACATTGATGTTTCAGGAATTAAGACTAAGGTAACAGTCTTAAGAAATAGTTCAGGAAATCTAGAGATGTTAGGAATAAATGATGAAGGTAAATTTCCAGATGGAACCTGTACAGAAGGATGGAATGAAGAAATAATAATTACAAAATATGTACCCTGTTAGTTGGAGCCTAATTTAATTATTCGTATATTTAGGTATAATAATAAAACGATATAAGTTATGACAACAGATTTAGAATCAAAAAAGATTTACCGAACATTTGGGGAAAACTTTTGGGGTGGGGGAGGACTTAAAAGAATAGTAAACCAAGACGAAATTGTAGCTTATGTTACAAAATATCCCGGTAAAACAGAAAGCCAAATTATGGAAAACCTGTATGATTTTTATAGAGGTACTTCTTGGGGAGGTAATAAGAAATACGCTGAATGCCTTAGGAGAGCTTTAAGATCCAGAAAAATTAGTAGATGTTTATGTAAACCTAAAGAAGGTGGGAGAGCCCTTTACATTTACTTTAAACATTCTTAAAAAAACAGGGGAAGGGTTGCTCCTTCCCTTTTTAATTCTTATATTTAGGTATAATAAAAACAATAAAGGTTATGAAAAATTACACATTATTAGATTGCTTAATCTATTCATTAAAACAGGATGCTAATTCATTTTTCTTTGAAATGGGGTTAGAGATGGGATTAGAGCATTCTACTTCATATAAAGAAGAATTATTAGATCATTACAAATCATTTGGGGAAATATTAGTAGGTTTCGAATCATACAGAGATAAATCTGTCGGAGCTTTAATTGTAGCTTTAGAAACAGATGATAATTTACATTATGTACCTTTTGATAAAGGAATATTAGAAGAAATGATTTCTGATGCTTGCAAGCAACTTGAAGCTAATAGAAAGTCAAGGAGGGAAAGAGAAATGTCTCAAGGATCTAGAAACATAGTGAAGATTTTAAACGGATAAAAGTTGCTCCTTACGTAGATATTTCGTATATTTAGGTGTAATAATAAAAACAATATAAGTTATGAGTAAATTTAATCAATTATGCGTTTGGCCAGGTACCATATTAGAAGATAGTATGAAAGAAGATTTCATTAATTTCTTTAAAGATGATATGAATACAAGGGTAGAACTAATCGAAACAGTAGTGACAGACCCTGATATAGATTCAGATGGAAACATTGTTCCTGAAACAGGAGGAAGACATGATGTATTTTTCAGAGTACATGATGAAGATATTATGAGATTTGCAATTCCAAGATTAACAATGGGAATTAAATGGTGGGAAGATGTTGTAGGAAATAATAGTCATACAGTCTACCCTACCAAGATTATTAAAAAGTACATTAATGAGGCTTAAAATAAACCAGGGAAGGGTTGCTCCTTCCCTTTTTAATTCTTATATTTAGGTATAATAAAAAGAAAGTATTAACAGTTAAAAATTAATGATTATGTCAAAAGCAGCACTAGTACAAGAAGCAAAGGATTTAGGAATTAAAGCTAAAGGTCTTGCAAGAATGAAGAATGCTAACTTAGAATTACTGATCAAAGAAGCTCAAAATACCAAGATTGGTGTAGGTGGAACTTTGAAGCACAGAATTCTAGAACTTCATGGAGAAGGGTTAGAGAAAAAAGAAATCTTTACAAAGCTAGAATCTGAGGATTGGGCTAAAGGTTTAAAGTGTGGAAAAATTAGAATGGGCTACATCTACACAGTCATAAGAAATGCTAAATAGATAGATAATATCTATGGAGAAACTAAGGGAGGTATTTGTTATTTCCCTTTTTATTTCTTATATTTAGGTATAATTAAAAACAAAGGTTATGTTCGATAAAGTAAGAGATAGGTTAAGTGTAGATATTACAGGAACAAGTAAGAGCGAAAGCATTATAGCTTCGTTATTAGATTTAGAAACTGCATTAGGAGTTCCTACAGGTAAGGCAACAGATAGCTTTGCTCCGGAATGGATTTATTTAGATCAAGAAGGAAGTATATTTTGCTTATATGATCATTATAATTACTCCATTACTGAATCTGCAACAGAGAAGATATCCTGGTCTATAGGTTCGCATGTATTATCTTATAAGTTTAAAGTATTCATTCAAAATAAAATTGGAAGTATGAAGTAAATTTCGTAAATTTAGATTATGGCAGACTTAATAGAAATTACAGCTGAAGTAGCTAAGACTAAGATTGAGTATAATTTCAAATCTCATTCTCAAACTTCAAAAGCTTTTAGGGCAGGTCCTAAGTATTTTACAAAAGTGAGAGGAAAAGATGGTTGGGATACAATTGATTATTATGTAGATTAAAAAATAAAAGGTTATGATATTAATTTCAGTAGGACTACTTAAACTGCTCGTATTTGCAGGTATTCGAGTTGACACATTTATAAAGCTAGCAATAGCAGAAGGATTCAGTCAAGAAGATGTTGATGATCTAGATTACATGTGTGATAAGATAAGTATTTATGTAGAAAATGAGTGGATGTAGAAGTTGCTCCTCTCAAAGATATTTCATATATTTAGGTATAATAATTAAAACAAAGGATATGTATAGTTTAAAATGTGAGTATTACAAAAAGGAGTTTAACAGTATTAATGAATTAGTTAATGATATAATGGTGTCCGGAATGGATCCTAGTTATGAGATTACTAGAAATGGTAAAGGAATAGGAGAGGAAGCTGTAGATTTTATAGTAGAATAGTTGAAAAAGAAATAAGGGGAAGAGTTGCTCCTTCCCTTTTTATTTCATATATTTAGGTATAATTAAAACAATAGGTTATGAAACTAAAGCATTTTATTGAAAAGGAATTAGGAAAGTCTGTTACCATTTTTAATGATAAGAGAGTAGAGGGAAGAAGATTAAAGTTCTTATTTGTTAATAAATTTGATAAGGATTTAGAGAGAGAATTATTAAAAGTTGCCGGAGTTGTAAAAGTGGGATTTGCACCAGGTAGGGGAGGATATGGATGTCATTGGGGAGCTACTATTTTTACTGATAGAGATTTAAGAGATATTAATATAGAGGAAGTTCCGGAGAAAACTACTATTACAGAGGGTGAGTTTTATAAAGCGATGTATTCTGATCAATTAGATATTAGAAAAGCTGCTAAAGATAAGATTAATTTATTAGAAAAGCAACTAATAACCTGTCAAAATACTTTAAAAGAACTTAAAGAAATAGTTGGCTAACGTATATATATTTCTTATATTTAGGTATAATTAAAAACATATAAAGGTTATGACAGCATTACAAATTTTACAAGAGAAGCTTATCGAACTTAAGAAAGAGAGATGGGACTTAGAAGACATTAGAAACGCAAGATGTACAGAGTACGTTAATCATCGTTTTGGCGATCAGCTCATAGAAGGGTTTGATATTAAACAAGGAAGTTCATCATTCCAAGTTGAAAGAAAAAGAGATGATGAGACTTTTGCTAGAGAGATGTTTTCATTACAATTTGATACTTTTTATGGTGATGATACTAAAGCAGTAAGAGGACTTAGGATGTCAGCTTACTCGACATCAGAAGAATCTACTTTTGAATTAGAGAGATTAATCGTAATGGGAAATTGTGCTAAGGTTATCTTATTAGATAAGCAGACTATTATCAATAATATAAATGCTATACATTCTGAATGTAAAGAGGGGATTAATAAAAAGTACAAAGAGATTTGGGATTTAGAGAAAGAGATTACAGGAGTGGAAGATAGGCAGAAGCAAGAAGCAAAACAAATACTTTTAGATCGTCTTGAAAAAGAAGGAGTAGAGTTTGGAAAGATAAATTTTGAGACAGGAAAGAAATGTAACTATCCAATGATGGATATTGCTTTCAATCATGAAGTAAGACAGATTAAAAAAGCTAGAATCGTTTCTAAAACCAAATCGGGAAAGTCATGTAATATTGAATTAAATTTAGTCCAGTATGAATATGAATATGTAGATGATAAGAGAATAGAAACAGAGAATACTTACACACATACATTTGAAAATGTAAGATATAAAAATATAGAGAACTTGATAAGATATCATTCAAAGCAAGTTGTTCAACCAAATACAGTTGCTTCATAACCCACTGTAGTTTTAATTATTATTAGGAATAAGGCTCTTTTTTTAAGGAGCCTTTTCTTATTAAATTAGTTGCCTACTACCTTAATTAATCGTATATTTAGGTATAATTAAAACGATAAGAGTTATGGGTACTACAGAGATTAAAATTACAAATAAGGAGTTCGAAGCATATTGCAATACAGGAGGAAGTTATGTAAGTGATATAGATTATGGAATGGATGCAGAAGGTAAGTTTACAGTACCAGCTGTAGAGTGGGAAAGTGCTTACGGAAGTCATTGGCAGAGATATGAGTCAGAAGCTGATAGAGGAGAGGCTTTAGATCAGCATGAAGATCAAATGGCATATTGGGTTGAAGCTTATAGAGAGGAAAAGAAGCAAGCGATTGCTAAGAAGAGAGAGGAGAGTAAGAAGATAGCTCAAATGAAGACTATAGGAGGGCAGTTTCCGGAACTAGAAAAACTGTTAGGTAGAGTTGCCTAACAGAGTTATTATTCATATATTTAGTTATAATTAAAACAATAAGAGTTATGAACACAGTAGATTTTAACAAAGCAGATAAGAAAGTACACAAGGTAGAAGATCAGTGGCATTATAATGCCTTAACTCGAGCAGGGTTTGTTCCTATCGATAAGGAAGGAGTAGGGTTTGTAAGACAGTACAGGTACCAAAAAGGAGATGAAATTATTACCGGTGCTACAGGAGTTCATGCAGATACCTGGAGCTCTAATAAAGGAGGAGGAGGGTACTACGGATCATTATATACTCATTTAAAAGTTGGATCCTAACTAGATTATTCATATATTTAGGTATATTTAAAACAGAGGTTATGTTTAAAGATTTACTATTAAAGCAGACAGTACCACAATTCAAACGCTGGATTGGAAAGAAGGTAGAGGTTAAGGTTAAAGGAGAGAGGTACGTAGGTATTTTAACCTTCGCAGGAGTGAATCCTATCCATGGAGAGTTTCAAGTAACTTTAGGTAGAACTCCATTATGGTCAGTTGATAGAAAAACAATTAAATTAACTAAATAACAATTAAAAAACAATACTATGCCACCAGAAGGATACAACGAGCGAATGAATGAGATAAGATCAAAGGTATTAGCAGAATATATCTTCAATGTAAACTTAGGTAACATATTAAGAGAAAGTCAAATAGGTCATGCAAAATGATTCCGGAATTAGTTGCTAGTAACGTAGATATTTCTTATATTTAGGTATAATAATTAAAACAGAGGTTATGTATTTACAAATTGAAAACAGTTACAACGAGTTAATCGAATCAGGATCAGCTTTAGCGAGAGGTGAAAAGAATGATTGTGTAGTAAGAAGCTTAGCTGCTGCTAGTGGTATTGCTTACAATTCAGCTCATAAATTCTGTAAAGAAGAGTTTAAGAGAGTTGACAGAAGAGGAACAAAGAACGAACAGATTGTAGGTAGAATGGAGAAAGCTTCTAAGGACGGAATAGAGTTAGATGGGAGAACATTTGACGTAAAGATCTGTACTAGAAAGCAGACTAGAAATCTATACAAACTTCATGGAGAGGAAGTATGGAGACAAAAGACTCTTAAGTCATTCGTTCAAGCTAATCCAGAAGGGACATTTATAGTGTTAGTAGCTAAACATGCTTTAACAATTCAAGATGGAGAGTTAATCGATTGGAAAGGTATGACATTCTTACCAACAAGAAAGGTACAATCAGCATATGAGTTGATAAGAACAGGATTAGGAATACAGTTAGCATTAGAATTTTAACTAGGAACGGAGGGTGTAAAAACCCTCCTTCTTTTAATACCAAACATTATGACATTAGAATCATTTATAGAGAAGTTAACGCATGAGCAATATAAGTCAATGACTGTAGAGATGTTAGTACAAAGTAAATTACTATATGATGCTACCAGGGAGGTGTTGAAAGAGGATGGGTTAGAGTTCTCAAAGAGTCAACTAAGAAGAGATAGTATTCAGGAAACATTAGATAACTACAGAGTATTCTCTCTAACAACTGACTAAACTTCACGGCAATTAAAGTTGCCTCACTGTTATATATTTCTTATATTTAGGTATAATTAAAACAATAAGAGTTATGACTTACACAGCACAATTAAAAGCAACATTAAACATTAGAGAGGCAATAGCAAATCTAATCGAGGAGGATACTGAGTTAAGAATTAAGTACAAAGATCTAGACTATATTATCAGATGTTATAGTTATGATGAAGACTATGGAGCTAGTCTATCAATAGAGAAGGCTGATGAATTAATCTACGATGGTATGAATGTTAGACTGAGTAGTAGTAAGAAGACGTACTTGCATATGTACTCATATGATATGATGAGCCAACAGACAAGCTACAAGATGAGATACACAGACATGGAACTAGTGGAGGGCGAATAGCCTTCCTTGTTCCGGAAGGAGATAGATCAGGTTGCTATCAAGGTTAGATCATACTGATATAACACTGCCGGTATTGTTCCCTAACGGGGTGAGAGCACAGGCGGGAGAGCCCATACTAGTGGTCATAATGCTGTCGATTTTTCACCATATAGGTGGTATATACATATATACCTTTTTATTTACTGAGGTATTTGGTTAATAAGGTAGTTATTCGTATATTTAGAATTGTAAAAAAGGTTATAAAACACGAAAATCGAGAAAAAAAATTCCAAAAAAATTCATTAGGTATGACCATATTTTTTTCATCAATAGCATTAGTAGCGATATTAGCATATATTCCAGTATGGATCTATGAGAATATAAACGATAAAGATCATACGAAAGGTACTTCGTTACTAATAATATCTTTAATAGCTCAGGCAATTAATATTATACATTATATAAGTTAAGTTATGACAGCAAAAGAGATAAAAAAGTATTGTATATCCAAAAAAAGGTTTATCTTTACACCATAGCAATACAGCTACTTAAATTTTAAATTATGAAAGCTACAAAAACACAAATAAACAAAGCAAATAAAGGATTAAACTCTAGAGGTTTAAATATGACTAAATTAGAAAATGGAGCTTTACACGTTGGAATCGTAAGTATTTTAGATATGGATAACGCAGATGTTTTAAACACTTTGAATAGCGTTAGAACAGAATTATCTAACACCGATAATCTAAATAAAATTTTATATATGAACTTTTTTAATAATTAAAAAAATGAGTATCAAAAACGAAACGAAAGCAGAAATAAAATTAATATGGCAAACAGCTATAAATTTAGGGTTTCAATTTAACGAAACCGATGCTCACGAAATGTGGATTGAAATACGAGACTTTCAAAAAAAAAATAGAGAAACTATCAAGTAAAAAAAGAAATAGAACATAAGTTTAATATGAATCTTTGGATTAAAGAATGGGAAGACGTTAAACAGGAAATAGAGAAATTATGAATACAAATGATATTCCAGACGGTTGGTGGTTAAACGTAACTATAATGGCAAGCTACCAAGATTATTGGATAGTAGGTATAATAAGAAAAGGTAAAGCATCTTGGATTACAGAGCATGTATTAGCTCCTTTTGAAACATCAGAAGAGGCTTATAAGAAGGGTATGGAGTGGATACAGGAATATTTAAGAAAGTAGATTATGAAAGTAAGTAAATTACAACAAGTAGAGTTATTGGTAAAGTACATAAAACAAGAACATACCCAAGAAGAGTGTGATGGATTTGTTGACGGAATGGAAAGAACATTAGATTTTATTCAAAACAAACTAAATGACACTAAGTAGAGCATTACAGGCTTTAAAAGCGGGATAGCCTATATTCGAGTGATAATCAAAATCCTCAAAGACTTTGCCAATAAAAAACAATATTAACCAATAGTATCCAGAATGAAAGATAAAGATGTAATAAAGGCTGCTAGAACATATAGCAAACACATACACCTTACCCAGGATGTAGCACAAGAGCATTTCCTGGCCGGGGTTAATTGGGCCCTTTCCCAAAGTCTTACCGAGGAAGGGTTGAAGGAACTCTACAGAAAAGGTTACAATGACGGGCGTGATCAAAAGGCTGATCGTGTACTAGTCACTGATTTAGTTCAAAAGAGGATTAACCGGGTTAGGGAAGATTATACTTATCGTGGAATATGCGCGAGAACCTTTTCCCCCTTGTAAAAAATGTTATGGACAAAGAGAATAGGCACTGTAAGGGATGTTTTAAGAATGTTACTCATGATATGTTTTGTGAATGTGGAGAATTTTCCTTATCTTTAGGACAGACAGTTAGTGAAGACGTTGTTAAATATATAAAAACATAATACTACATATGGACGCAAAGAAACTCTATAAGAAACATTTATCTCAATGCATTCCTCATGGATATGTGTCGAATAAACAGATGGAAAGCCTTAGGTACGAAGCTACTGTAGCTGCTATTGAAGAAGCAATGAGAACAGCATACCCTACTTACTAATAATTATAATTTATTCAAATAACTCGCGGCGTGCCCTTGTTATCTTACACTACACCTAAAACTAATTTTACTATGACACATCGACAACACTTAGAGCAACTTGAAGAACCTTATAGAACTGAGGCTATAGGTAATGCTACTGAAGATTTAGATTTTAATTCTTATGGACTGTCTTCGACACTAAGCGGTGTTTTTCTCTGGTGTGAATCTCCTCAAGGACATAAGTACTGGTCCGATCTCTTTAACAGTCTCTAACACCTATTCTTTCCCAGGCCAGCCTCCTTTATCAACAATTGCATCGTGAATGGCACCGAGGTAGAATCCAAAGGAGTCACATGAGTACTTACCCCACATGTCCATAACCCTCTCATACTCTTCTAGTAATTCTAAATGAGTTGCTTTCTTTGTGTCTATTAGTGTTGATTTTGCCATTGGCTAAGAACTTCGTCTATGAATATTTGTGCTGATGCATCTACTGATCCGGAAAAGGTTAGTACTCCGTCTACTATATTAAATCGTCCAACTTCTTTATTAACATTATCATGAAAGCTTATCGTTGGAGCATCTTCTTTAGGGAGGAGGTTTAATGGGATGTCATAGACCTGTAGTATTTGCTCTGATCCTCCATCATAACATAGACATTTATCGTCACATTCACAGCCTGGATCTATCTCTATAAGCGGTTTTATGTTATCTGTCATCACTTTTCAAATATCTCATCCCGGTAAGGAGACATGTATGAGGGAGTTAAAGGCTTATTAAATGTCATTTCTTACTTCCAGATATTACCGTGGAATAGTACGTGTAAACGCTCTTTCCATGACAATTTCCAGCAACTAGTAACTACCCCGTCAACATCTTTAAATGCATGCATAGAACTATAGGGTGGTTGGTCTTTTGCAAACTCCACATTACATTCTTTAAATTTTATTGGTCCCATTATTATTTTTTCTTATCGTGATTATCTCTTTCATCGTCTATAAAGAAGATTACCATTAATACAGCTACAAGTAAGTATGCTATAGGTACTGCTAAATTCACCATCATATGTTATCTTTGTACATACGTAGTTGTGCGAACCGGTACCATTTCGAAAAACACTAAGGTATGTTCTACATCATCGCAAGTCATACTCTCAGAGAATAAATCATTAATATGTCTCACTCCTATATACTTGTCAGATACCTGTTCTGGTAATTCAAAAACGCAAGTAGCGTATTCATACCAACGGTGTTTATCTATATTTAATCCTGAATCTCTTATATCTACAATATCGTCAAAATACTTATCGTATATCTCAGAAGGAAGATCTTCAATCCAGTCTGTAGATTTTTGACTAATCTTTAACGAGTTTAAAAGTGTTATAATTTCTTCAAGTTTATCATGCATACTATATTCTTTATGTTTACAGTAATATATGAACTATTTATCAGTATAGCAAAAAAATGGAAAAAATAAACCCTAACGACTTATTCTCTATCTTCGAGAAAGGGGATGAAGAAGTCTACCAAGAGCACGGAGTATCAGAGGTTCTTTCAAATCCATTCGTACTAATGGGGATGGTGACTACAGGAGTAAATAACTTCACTATACTGGATGCTATGTACAAGCAGCGATATCCGGAGAAGTACAAAGAGGTTAGACATAAAATAATGTATACATACTTTAACCGTCTCTATAGCTACTTAAGTAGGATAGATATAGATTCTATCGAAGTTAAGTATAAAGTAGGAGAGACATACGATATCTCGGAATGTCACGATGCTTTAGACATTCTTCGCTTGTATTATGAGAATATAGAAGAGTATGAAAAATGTGGACTAGTCTTAAAGTTTACTAAACTTCTTTACGGAGAAAAGTTGTTAGTATTAAATTAGTATCGTATATTTAGGCAGTAGTAAGATGAAAAACATTCATTGCATGGTGTTTGGCCATGATTTTAGAGTGACGCGGCACGTTACTTACCATGTTAAAGAGTATACATGTAGTTACTGTAGTAATTCCCTTACTACCAGCAGTGAAGGGACTTTAGTGAAACTTACTGCGAAGTTGAAAGAAATAAACGATACCCTCCAGTACATACACCGCAGACGTATACTTAGGGTTAATAAAAGAAAAAAGTTATGTTTAAATTTATCTTAAAGTTAGGAGCAGTATTTGTTAGCCTTAACTTAATTTCGTATACTATAGGTGCGTTTTTAGCATTGAATTACTATCCGTTAGAATGGTGGCTGTTTCACAATACAGTGGGAAGAATTACGTTCCTAGTTTTAGAGTTTTTTTTACTTATACAAGCAGGTAACTTAGCAGACGAATAATATGGCTATTCAGAGAATTACAGAACAAGAAGCTGAAGCTAATGGATTAGTTAAGATACCAGCTCTGAATGACTTAGAAGATGCTAGATTCTTCACCTTAGTTAAGTCTACAGATTCTGAGAGAGAAGGATGGGAGGAAGTTAATTACTATAAGTACCCTATATTAAAAAGAAAGTTTTAATGTATCCATATCATAATAAAATCAAATCAAGAATAAATAATGGCGAATTAATTAAATATGAATATGTTGAAGTGTATAAAAATATTTCACCTTGTTTAGTACTGTACTTTAATACAGAACCTTATTTAAGACCTATTCGCGAACATCGTTTTGAAGAATACGAACATGTTTTTACAGACTTACAGGTATCTTGTAGTAAAAAAGAAGTTTAGATGAAAGTAGGTAACCTATATAGAAGTAAAGAAAATGATAAACTATATATCATAGAACACCTTATTAAAGATATCTACCGACTTAATAATAATGCTAATGCAGGCATATACGCTTACCCCTTCAACCATCCAGCAAAAACACTTACATTCTTAGAAAAAAATAAGGGTAAATGCTTACAGTGGGTAAGTGATAACTTCAAACTAGTATGCCATCTATAATAAAAGCACCTTCCCAGTTGTTTCTTAAAAAATAAATTCATAACTTAAAGATATAACAGAGTAGATAAGAAATAGTATTTAATTATTATTAGTTTAATATATAAATAAAATAACTTATAAAATAGTTAGTAATTAAGATATAGTCTAAATCAAATACCTAACGAACAGTTATTACTTTAGTATAAGATACTTAAGGTAATAGCATAGATATTGCAGTGGATAATACTGCAAGGACTGTATCTTATTAACATAATTAAAAATAATCCTAAATAAATCATGAGAAACAAGAACTATATTCAATTAAAAATAGAGCAAATTCAAAACCTATCTAAATCTATAAGTTTTCATATTAATAGGAATGAACGAGTAGAGGCTATAAGTACGCTTAAAGAGGTAGGGGAAATATTGAGGGATATGCAGGTATTACTTAATACTGAAATACAGAATTAATATGATTTCAGCAGAGAAGATACAAAGTAATTGGGATGTTCATTTAAAATTAATAAACCATTTTATAACAGACCGTAAGGATCAAGTACTAGATATGGTTAAATCTATGGAAGACTATTACGCTATAGCTCCTGCCTCTATCAAGGTACATTACCACAGTGCTTTTCCAGGAGGGTACGTAGAACATGTGAATAGGGTAGTGCAGATGTCTCTAAAGATGAAAGAGTTTTACTTAAGCATGGGAGGTAAGGTAGATTTTACTGATGAAGAATTAGTATTCTCAGCATTATTTCACGACCTAGGTAAAATAGGGGACGGAGAAAGGGAGAATTATATAGCCTCCTCAGATGATTGGAGGAAAGAAAAGATGGGGGAACTCTACACTAATAATCAAGATTTAGACTTTATGCTGATACAGGATAGGTCACTCTATATACTTCAGAAGTTTGGAATCCCTTTAAATCAGAAAGAGTACTTAGCTATAAGATGTCATGACGGAGTTTTTGATGAAGCTAATAAAGCTTACTTCATAAACTTTAATCCAAAATCTAAATTTAAAACTAACCTAGTATATATTCTACAATCATCAGATTACTTAGCTTCTAAAATAGAATGCGATATGTACGAAGACAGGTTAGTAGAATCAGTGAAAGGTTTAATTAAGCCTAGGTATAACAACAAAAAATAAATTAAAAATGATATCAGTAATAAGCATAGCACTACTTATAGTGCTTATAGTAATTGCAGGAATAGCGATTAGGAACCTGATGATAAAGGTCGAAAAGTATGAAGATATTGCAATGAATCAAGCAACGTATCTGCAGAATATATCAGAAGTAATAAGAGATTCACAAAAGCACCTAAATGAAATTGACGAAAAAGGAGCATTCAAGTCAGATGATGAGGTCGGTTATTTTTTTGAACAACTAAAAACCGTACAGCAAGAGCTTGACCGCTACATGCTACCCGAAAACTATGGCAAGGAAGAAATCATCGAATAACTACTTTACAAAAGAAACAGAAGAGAACATTGTACTCTACAACAATTCATTAGGAGATCCCGATATCAGGGCAAAGATATTTACAGAGCATATATATACTCCCTTCTATAAATTAGCAGAAAATATAATACATACCTTTAAGTTCTACTATACAGACGTTGAACAGATAGAAGACCTTAAACATGAGGTAGTTTCTATGTTACTTGAAGAAAAGATTATGAAGTTTGACCCTACAGTAGGCGCAAAAGCATACTCATATTTCGGAACTATTGTGAAGCGTTGGCTAATAAACTATAACAATAAAAACTATAAGAAGTTAAAACAGATAGGGTCTTTTGACGATATAGAAGAATCTTATGAATACGGAAAAGAAGTAGTACTTCCAGGCAGTATTACATTAGGGCAGTTTATAGACTTATGGGTTGAGGTAACCTATGAGAATTTAGACGAAATGTTTATAAAAGATAGTGAGAAGAAGATTGCAGATGCTGTCTTAACTCTGTTTAAGACAAGGTATGATTTAGATATTTTTAAAAAGAAAGCACTTTACATCTATATACGGGAAATGACCGATTGTGAGACTCCCCACCTAACTAAGGTTATATCTGCTTTGAAAAAAGACTTCTACAAAATGTACTATACCTACCACGATCAAGGTAAAATTACATTAAAAGAACTATAATCTATTTATAGTAAAGAAGAACAGGATGGATACAGATAAAAAGATATTCGGAGACAAGAAACTCTCAGACCTTTTTGAAGAGATTTACAACAACTCTAAAGAGACGAAAGGGCAAGTGAAGAGCCTTATAGGTGAACTTAAACCCCTTGTGGAAAGTATAGGGGATGCAACCCTACTTGTACCGATGATTAAAGAGTATATGGAGATAGGGGTAAAGAATGATGAGCAGTTAATAAAACTAGCAACAATAATCCAAAGACTAGAATCAGCATCAGCTAAAGGAACTACATCGGATGAATTTGACTTCTCAGACCTCCAAGACCTTTTATTAGAGCAAGAACAGGAACAAGAGAAGTTAGATAAGTCAAAAGAAGATCCAAGTAAAGAGAGTTAATGTACACTAACAACTTCAATAAAGAAAGCTTCTCACCAGGAATTCCAACAGGAAAATCCTCATCCCCTGCATCTAAGTTTGGCAGGGTGTTGGATATTATACTAGATGCAAGCCACCCTCAGTACCGCAATAAAGGAGGAGCAAAATCTATCAACGGAGTATTCTTTAGGTACGAAAGCACTGATTCCTCAGAAGATACTGCAGACCAGTTAAGGTTTGCATACCAGGGGAACGGTACAATAAAAGTGGTTCCTGTAATAGGAGAGTTGGTAAAGTTGGAATCAAGGCCAACAAGTAGAACGTCAAGCCTATCGGGTAAATTAGTAAACTATTATACAGCTGTAGTGAATATTTGGAATCATCCAAATTCAAATACGTACTTAGATGTGTACTCTAATCCAACGTTAGACATAAGTAAAGGAGGGGAGTTCATACAGGAGTCTACTATAAATCCTATACAGTCAGCGATGGGAGATATTCAAATAGAAGGGAGACAAGGGCAATCAGTAAGGTTTACAGGAGCAAAAGGAAAAGCTAATCCCTGGATTGATGATAGTAATTTAGGAGCACCTATGATGATATTTAGTAATGGGCAAGTTACTACCGAAGACGGGTTTACAACAATTACAGAAGATATAAACGAAGATGCTAGCTCTATCTACATGGTTTCTAACCATCAGATACCTCTAGTTCAAGCAAGTGAAAAGAGAGATGCTTATAAAAGAGAACCTGTAAAAGCAGATCAGTACAAAGGTAATCAAGTTATTATAAGTGGAGGGAGGTTAGTATTTAATGCTAAAGCAGACGATATACTACTACTAAGTACAGAGTCAATAGGACTGAACACAGAAGGTAGTATTAACTTAGATGCAAAAGAATATCTTGCTCTAGATGCTCCTGCAATATACTTAGGAAAAGAAGCTTTAACGGCACCTAAAACAAGTATTGAAGCAGTACTACTGGGTAATCAAACTGAAATATTTTTACAACAGCTATTGAACATGTTAGAGGGAATGGCAAAAGACATGGCTACAGCAATTACAGCAGACGGAAAACCTATACCGAAGATAAATAAGAGAGGAATACAGATGCAACCTGTAATTAAGGTACTGAGAAATCAGATAAATATAAACGGTGCATCGAAGTTAAAATCTAAAAAAGTGTTTACATCATAATGTCAATACAGTCTAGTTTGTCGAAAATAGTAGCAACCCAAGTAGGTAGGATACAGGGAGAATTAGAAGCTCGTATACAGTCCGAGGCTCTGAGTATGTTAAATAAGTTCGCAAATTCATGCCCTGTTCAAAAAGAGTTGAAGGGTATAATTGATCTTAGAAACAATCTACTTGATGCTATCAACCAGTTTGAAAAAACAACAGGTAGGTTTAAAAAACTGACAAACCAGCTACTAGTACCGATAAGGGCAGCTAAAATATTAAGAAAATTACTACTTAAAAATCCAATCCCAACCGCAATAATCTTTCATCCCGGGGGTAGGGGAGTTAGTTTAGGTAAGACGACAACACTAGCAGGAAGGTTAAGGAAAGTTGAAAAACTACTGGAAGCCTTGGAGGATGACGTAAAATCTGTGAACGGACTAGTATCGGGAATAGAGCCCAGCCTGTTAAACATAAGAACAGTTTTACAGTCAGTTGATGTTAAACTAATAGGGTGCATCGAAGAGTTAGATAACCCGGATGAGCTGTTAGCTTTATTAAATCAAGCACAGCCAAGAGAAAATACAGGTTCCGAAGGAACACCAGATGAGAGTTATAAGTATAGGTCTAAAAGTGGAAGAGACTATACTTTAGAGATAATAGAGGATAAGTCTATAAAATCTACAGTACCTAGAAGAATAGCAGTAGCTAAAGATAACATAGGGATTATAGTATTACAAGGACAGTCCTCATTTAGTTCAAGCACCAAAATTCTATTAGATGAATTAAAATTCAGAATAGACAACCAACTTCCATAACACAACTATTTATAATTAAGATGAAACTAGACGTATTAAGAAAAGTCATTCGAGAAGAAGTAAAAGCAGCTATTAAGGAGGAGTTACAAGATATGCTTACAGAAGCAATTAATGTAGCAAGCACTCCAGTAGTAAATGAAAGAGTATCGCCAGGTAAGGACGTAAGCTATTACGCCAAAACACCGACAGTACCGGGAACAGGTAATACAGTACAGGGTGATACACTAACACAGCTATTAGCAGAAACTAAAGCTTCAATGAGCCAAGGGGATTTTAAGCAAGTAGCTTCAGGAGATAGCTCAATAGCACAAACTTACCAGAGACCTAATATGGCCTCTCAAATGGTAAACGAAATGGGATTATCCCCACAAGTAATGACAGCACAAGGTCCACAGCCAGGATTAGACTTAAATCAATTTGATTTTATGAAAAAAGCTAAATCAATTAACAGTGCTATTTTAGAAAAAGATAAAGAAAAAGGTAAAATATAAGACATGGCCTACGAAGTTAAGAAAATTAATCCTCTAGATCTACAGCCTAGAAAAGCAATAGGAGTATCGCTCCCCTTTTCAGGAGCTGCGGTATTTAATTCTACCTATGAATCTAAAGATGCAGTTAAGTACAACTTGGTTAATTACTTTTTAACAGGATTAGGTGAAAGATACTTAAATCCAACTTTTGGAACCCCGTTAAGGAATCTTCTCTTTGAGAATATTACAGAAGATAAGATTGACGATATTAAAAATGTAGTAAAACAAGGATTGGATTTATATTTTCCTAGAGTTGTACCAAGTGTATTAGAAGTTCAAGCAACACCTGATAATAATACAGTAGTTTTATTAATGAGATACTCTATCTCAGACACAAACATAGAGGATGAATTAGTAATAAACTTTGAACAATAATGGCTCAAGATAGAAATATAAAATACGTAAACAGGGAGTTCGGTGATTTTAAAAATCAACTGACAGAGTACGCTAAGAACTATTTCCCCGATACTTATAACGACTTCTCTCCTACCGCTCCTGGGACTATGTTCATAGAAATGGCAGCATATGTAGGGGACATATTATCCTTTTACCAAGATATACAGTTACAAGAGACATTTGTACAGTACGCAAAAGAGCCAGGAAATTTATATAACTTAGCTTATATGATGGGATACCGTCCAAGAGTTACGACAGTATCAGAAGTAGATGTAGAAGTAACTCAACGAGTGAGTGCTAATGCATCAGATAGTGAACCAAACTTTGACCAAGCCTTGACAGTATCGGAGAATACAGTAATAAATTCAGATTCAGCAGGAAATATACCTTTCCTAATAGATAAGAAAGTAGACTTTAATTACTCTAGTTCATACGATCCTACAGACATAACAATCTATTCAATAGATTCAGGTACAGGATTACCAGTAGAATTCCTACTTAAGAAATATACAAAAGCATTCTCAGGAGAAGTTAAAACAACTACATCGATATTCACTAATGCAGAAAAGTATACAACGGTAGTTATTGACGATACCGATATTATTGGGATTTTAGATATAGTAGATGAAAACGATAACATATGGTACGAAGTTCCTTTTCTAGGACAAGAGACAATATATGTAAACGAATCTAATTCAGAATACGATGCAAATAGTGTACCTCATCTTATGAATTTACAGAAAGTTCCAAGAAGATTTGTTACAAGATTCAATTCGGAAGGGCAATTAGAAGTTCAATTTGGAGCAGGAGTAACGGGAACAGACGATTCAACATTTACACCTGATCCTACAAATGTTGGAATGGGAACAAATCAAGGTATAAGTACTTTAAGTATTGCTTACGATCCTTCAAACTTCCTATATACACAGACATACGGATTAGCTCCTTCTAATACCACTTTAACAATCAGGTACTTAAAAGGAGGTGGAATATCTTCAAACGTACCTGCAAACACATTAACACAGTATACAGCAACTTCAACAGCCGTAGACACTACTTACCAAAGTACATTAGCTTTCAATAACCCTAAAGCAGCTATAGGAGGAAAAGATGGAGATACAGTAGAAGAGCTGAGGCAGAATGCAATGAGAGCATTTTCAGAGCAAGGAAGAGCAGTTACACTACAAGATTATACAGTTAGAGCTATGTCTCTCCCGCCAAAATACGGGACAGTAGGTAAGGTATTCATTACTCAAGATGAATTGAATAGCGACAGTTCAACTACGGATAACATAGTGGATAGTAACCCGCTTGCACTTTCACTATATGTATTAGCTTATGATAATAATAGCAACTTACTTGTAGCCACAAGAAACCTTAAACAGAACCTAAAGACATACCTATCACAATATATGCTCTTAACAGATTCAATAAACATAAAAGATGCTTTTGTTGTAAATATTGGAGTAAATTTTGATATACTAGTAAGACCTAACTACAACAGTAGAGATGTTTTATTAGCTTGTACAAATACGTTAAAAGATTATTTTGCAATAAACAAATGGAGCATTAACCAACCAGTTAATTTATCTGCAATATATAGTTTGCTTGACAGAGTTACAGGAGTACAGACAGTACAGAAAGTAGAAATCGTAAATAAACAAGGAGGTAATTACTCAACATACGCATACGATATTGAAGGAGCAACTAGAAATAATATAGTTTACCCTTCCTATGATATAATGATATTCGAAGTTAAACACCCAGATATAGATATAAAAGGTCGTACTACAACTCTATAATAAATTAAAATAATACTAAAGTAAATATGAAACTAGTTAACATTATAAAAGAAAGTAACTCTCCATTTGAAATTAAACCTAAAGAAGATGCAAGATGTCCTGATGGTAAGTGTCAAATGTACGATGTATACCTAGGTGGAAGAGGCGTATACGAATTCGCTAATACTTCGTTTAAGGGTATGGAGTTAGAGGAATTAATAGAACAACTATCTGATACTTTTAGTAGAGGGACTTATAGAATGAGTCGTGATAATTGTACTAAGATGGCAACTGAAATTTCAAAATACTTAAGTAGATAAAAAAACAAATGGCAGTATATAGAATATTCCCGGAAAAAGATACATTTATCTTTACTGAACAATCAACAGGTAATGCAGGTAACGATGAAATTATAGAGATTGGAGGTTACCCAAAGAGTAGTGATTTTGGAGAAACAAACCGTATTCTTACTAAGTTTGCTGACGAAGATATAGCTGATGTAATTAATAACATCATAGGTAGTACAAACTTTAGTTCGAGTTACCATATGTACTTAGCTGAAGCAAGTGAGCTTCCTATAGAATATAACCTGTATGCTTACCCTATATACATTGCAGGAGCAGTTGAATGGGATAACGGAGTAGGTAAATTTGACGATATTATACCTAGTATTACAGGAGTGAGTTGGGAGTATATTCAATTCGGAGAAGGAAATCCTTGGCAAGTATCAGGATCTGTTATTGCAGATGTTACATCTTCTTGGATAAACGGAAAAGTCGGAGGAGCAACATGGTATACATCTTCAAACGGAGAATCAATGGAGTTCGTACAGAATCATAAACTTAACTCTACTCACGATGTTGACATAAATGTTACTGCAGCAATTAAGCAAATGTATTCAGGTTCGTTATCTAACAAAGGATTTATTGTAAAGTTAGAGAATGGATATGAAGCCTATACAAGCGCTTCAATAAGGTTAAAGTACTTTAGTAGAGATACTAATACAATATACCCTCCTTTCTTAGAATTTAAATGGGACGATGCTTCGTACATAACAGGAAGCTTATCTGTACTTTCTACAGACATCTCAACAATTGGCATAAAAAACAATAGAGGAAGGTATCAAGACGAAGGAAAACAGAGGTTCAAGTTAACAGCTAAACCTAAATATCCTACAAGAACATTTACTACATCATCAATATACTTAACAAATTATGCTCTACCCGAAGCATCGTATTGGGGAATAAGAGATGAGAATACAGAAGAGATGATAGTTGACTTCGATACAGACTTTACAAAAATTAGTTGTGATTCAAACGGATCATACTTCGATATTTATATGGGAGGGTTGCAACCTGAGAGATATTATCGTATATTAATTAAAACAGAGTTAGACGGTAGTGACATTGTCGTAGATAATGAGAACATATTTAAAGTGGTAAGAAATGGGTAATGAAGTTAGAATATCGAAAACTGTCTATATTAAAGATCAATTTGACACAGTTGTTAATAATGATTTTACAACCTTCGTAGATCCAACACCTGTACAAGATAACGATACAGTAGAGGAACTATTTAGACTATATGACAAACTCTTTTACAACATACCAGCAGAAGGAGATATAAATTCACACCAGTACATACTAAAAAGAAGTAGTGAATTAACTAACTTAGAAAACACTAGTGAAGATTTACAACCGCTATTAGATGAAATCGCACAGCTGAGAGCACAGTTATTAGATGCAAATCAACAAATATTCGATTTAGAAACAAATGGCTAAACTAAAATATAATATAAATAAAATAGAAGCAACTACACTAGAAAGTAGCCAGTTTCTAACAACAGAGGATTCTAACCTAGTAGAATCTTTCTCTGTAAATGCTCTATTTAATCCTTCTGAAAACTTTGTAGAAATTACTTTTCTATCAATAGACGATCTAAAATTATACTCAGATAGTAACTATAAAAACTACACTATAAGTTTAGATGGTGCTTCTGCCGGTAAAGATGGAGCAGTAGCTATCGATATTGATCCTGAAAAAGACCTTATCTCATACGGGTATGCAGGAACAGATATAAAGATACTTTACAAATTTTACAATAACTTATATTCTGATTTAAACCAAGATAACTTATTCTACATTGAATCAATATCACCTGATAGAACAGAGGTGAGGCTATTATCGACAAAACTTACCGACGACTTTATATTAAAGACTACAGGAGAAGTACAAAGTAAAATACTTTCAAGTGCGTATATAACTGAATTCTACCTATACAACAGGGTAGATTTAGCAAGTTCAGCAATTAACATTAAGACAGAGACTGTTAACGGAAAAGTAGCAATAGATGTAAAACTATACGAACCTCTTCCTAATAATACAAGCCTTAAAGATAGCGTAACACTTGTAGAAAATATTTCTGATGCAATAGCATTTCAAGTAACAACAGAAATAATCCCTGAAGTAATTACACCGCCCACTATAAAAGGGCCTAACTTTGAGATAGATGTTGATGAACAGACAGCAGAATCAACAGGATATTTTAACTACAACGAACTTTTTAGCTTCCCTGTAAATAATTCAAACAGAGAACTAACATCAGCATTTGCTGAAAAAGGAGCAACACTAAGCATTGACTATACAGACTATTCAGAATTTATTAACTTCTCTTCAGCAGAGGAAAGATTAAGAAATTTTCAATATAAAGTACAGTTATTAGAATCATACCAACTAAACCTAGATACGGTAAATACTACTTCAGCTACAGCAGGCATATCAGGAAGTAGAGATTATTATGAAAATTTAATCAATGGAGTTTTAGATAACTTTGACCATTACGAAAAACACCTATACTACGAAAATGGTTCAACCTCATGGCCGAAGACAAATCTTGTAAAACCGTACGTTAATGCAAGTATATCAAATCCAGTAGCAGAGCTATGGTTTAACACAGCAGTAGAATCAGCTACTTTATATGATGATTCTAATTATGATATACTTACTAACACTATCCCAAGTTACTTAAGAGAGGATTTAGATAACGAACCTTATCTACTATTAGTACATATGGTTGCACAGCATTTTGATAACTTGTGGATATACACTAAGAATGTGTCTGAAAAGTATAATGCAGATAATAGGTTAAATAGAGGTGTTTCAAAAGATCTTGTAGAAGATCTATTAAAAAACTTTGGAGTTAAACTATATACAAGTAACAAATCGGTAGACGACCTATTTAGGTACTTTACAAAAAACTCTTACGATACAGGTAACGAAGTACTATCAACTATAAATGTATCAGGAGAAGTATCTGTTTCACAAAACGATTATCAAAAAGAAATATATAAGAGACTTTACCATAACCTGCCACTACTGTTAAAATCAAAAGGTACTGAGAGAGGATTAAGAGCTCTTATTTCATGTTTTGGAATACCTTCTGACATATTAAAAATTAAAGTATACGGGGGCCAGTCGTCAAACGATCTACCCTTCTTTGGAGGAGATCAAGCTTGGACAGGTTCTTTAGATAAGGTTAGAACAAGTAATACAGGAAGTATAGCAGTAGGAGATACGTTATCGTACTACACTAAGATAGTACAGGAAGGCAGTGGATACACTCAAGATCTTCATAGAATTGAAGTAGGCTTTTCGCCGACAGATAATATAGACAGTTACATAGTATCACAATCACAAGTACTGTTTCCGACTTCTTCATTTAATATAGACGATTATATTGGGGACCCTAGAGAAACAAGAACATCAGGATACTTTGCACTAAACAACTATAAAGATTTAGTCTTTGAAAATGTTAGCAGGTACGATGTAAAGGATTTTGTAAGGTTAATAAAATTTTTCGATAATGTAATCTTTAGAATGGTAAGGGATTTTATACCTGCTAGATCAGTTGCAGATACAGGGATAATAATTAAACCACATTTATTAGAGAGGAGTAAAATAGTTTCTCCTACAATGACATATACACTACCAGTTCACACAGGTTCAATAGATACTGCCTTCACAACAGGGTCAAACGCAGGAAGTTTTAGATCAGTAGGAACAGGAGCAGTAGATGGAGAATCATCAACAAACTTTAGAAAGGGAGTTCAAACACCTTATGGATTTGTAGCTGCCAAACAGTGGGTAGGGGATAAAGGACCAGGATACTTCGAAAGAAGTCATAATGAAGCTAAATTTGACGGGATACTTTCAGGATCACGAATAGAAGTAAGCACTAGAGACCTGAATAAGAATAACCCGTTTAAGCAAATTAACTACCCTACCGTACTATACGACGTTCAATTCTACAGGGATGTGCCTGCAAACGCATGCTCAATATCAGTAGACATCGCACCACTCTACATAGACCCGTTAGTATCAACATCTGAAACAAACCTATTCACACTATTCGGAGGAATCTCAGAAATATACGATATTACAGTATTCTTTCAAGGTAGTACAAGTGTACCGGTAACAGCCTGGAACTTTACTTATGATTTCACAACTCAATCAACACCAGGATCATGGTCACAGTATGATACTTATAGTGTAACAGCAACACATTCAACATTAGTAGGATGCAACGCAGTAAGAGAGGTAATAGTAGTAGCTTGCGACTTAGAGATTGACTCATCAGCACCCTTTATAGTAACTTCATTCAACACTTATGATATTTCAACATGGTTTAACACATCTTATAACACTAACATAGAATACTTAGTAAACGGTATACAGATCTATGATGAAACTACGCATACCTTTACAGGGTACACAGTAGGGGAGAGTATAACTGTAACAGTTAGGGATGCTATAAGAAACAGCTGTGCACAGACAAGAACAGTAACCTTCGGGGAATGTACCTTAAATTGGACTAGTTTAACAAGTATGACATACGGAAGTGACGGGACAGGTGGATATTTCCTACCGCCTTTTGCATTTACAGGTACAGAGGCAAGTACGTCCTATGAATTTAGAGTAAGAGATAATAGTTTAGCCTTACCGTGGAGCGCCTGGATAACACCAAACTCTAACCCAGTATATACGGAGTATTTAGACCTAGCAGCAGCCTACCCGGACATAGGGCTAATAACAGTAGGACCTTACCCAGTCTATGTAATACAGTTTCGTGCAAATAGCGGAGGATCCTGTATATTAGAGAGCAGCGAGATAAACCTATCAATACCAACACCAGTAACACTTAAAGTAGCAGTACAGAATATAGGGTACAATAATGACGCTTTTCAACCTGCACAAAAAGCTTGTGGATTCCAATACCCGGTAAATATCTTTGCAGCATATACAGAAGGATCACCGTACCCTACACCGTCCACGGTACTAGCTAACGAATACCAAATATTCGCTTATAATAATACCGGTCTCCTAGCACCAGCAGGATATTACTCTGACGGAGCTAGCTGGAAATACTGGAACGGAACAGCATGGTCAGGATATGAGGGAACTTGTTAATAATTATAAAATAGCATGACAGAAGCAACATTTATACAGATACACGTAAACGGAGCAATAAACCTTACCGGAAGAATTAATGTGAACTACGATGATAATGGAGACAATACAGGAACCATATCAGGATTAACCGTTACAAAATCTGCTTTATCAGTAGACGGAGTAAGTAATCAAGATCTTGAAACTGTACTAGACCAGGTAGAAGCTATAAGATTTATCTTCAATAACGTGTTATACAACTTAGCAGTGGTTAAGAGAAGTTTCTATAACACTGCTATACCTTTCTACTACTTCGGAGTAGATCCTTTTACAGTACCGGATATAAGTTCTGGCGTATTTGATGATCTTGCACCAAGCGTATCGATAGATTTTACACCATTTATTACAGATTTACAGTTTGCATTTAGTGAATATAATCCTTTAATAGGTAATGCACAAGTTAATAGACCTTCGAGAAGACAAGTTGAAGCAGATAGGGTAGAGAATAATTCACAACCAGGCAACTGGCAATCAATCATAGATGGAAATGCTTCACCGGCAACAATACAAGATAGTTTATACTCAGATACAGGATGGTCAAATGCAAGATATAAAGGAAGTGTTTCAACATCAGAGAACTACTCAGGAGTGAGTCCAGCAGTAATAGGAAGAAGCTTTAAAGGAGAGATATTTCAAGATACTTTTCCAACTTCGAGCATCTGTTCAATAGCTGTAAATGACAGGATCTTAGAGGAATTATTTTTTACAAGTGACGAAACAAGCAATAAGACTAAACTTCCATTTTGGATATCAGGTTCTACAACACCGGTCAGCATATTTAAATTTACAGGGAATACTTCAAAAATATTAGCAGCTAATGATGCAGCTATCTTTATAGAAGGTAATAGTACAATCATGTTTACAAACGAATACGGACAAGTGATAAATTCATCATCTTGTGGATAAGGAATAAATAACAAAACTTTTACATATTTATATAATATAGAATAATACTTAAATGGGATACTTAGATAATTCAATCGTTACAGTCGATGCAATATTGACTAAAAAAGGAAGAGAACTTCTTGCAAGAGGAGACGGTTCTTTCAAAATTACACAATTCGCTCTAGGAGATGATGAAATCGACTATACACTGTATAATCCAAGTCATCCATTAGGATCAGCGTACTACGGAGAAGCAATAGAAAATCTTCCTGTATTGGAAGCATTTCCTGATGAAACTCAAATCATGAAATACAAGCTTACAACACTTCCAAGAGGAACAGCTAAGTTGCCTATTTTAGATATCGGGTACACTTCTATAAGATTAAAGCAAGGAGCATCTCTTGCAATTACTCCACAAACACTAAACTACTTAGGATCCTCTCAGACTTTTGAAGCAGGAGGGTATGTAGCAACTATCGCAGATGCTAGAGTACTTCAGACATATAACGGAGTAGGAGTTAATACACCGGAAGCAGAAAGACTAAACTCAACAACTACACTAGGAACTAACGTTTCTAAGACAGTAATAGGAACATCGATCAACCTCACAGCAACAACTATTAACACTTTATTCGGTAGCCAATCAACATTACAGACAACAATAACTGTAATAGGGAGAGACTCAGGAGCAAGAGTAACTGTTCCTGTAACTATTGTAAAAGTTAATAACTAATATAACATATGTCATTTAAAAGATTAGACCCAGAAGATATCACAATAAGTGCTGAATCAGTAGTTGCACCTCTTTGGTCAACAGACACAGTATACCTTAACTCTTTCCACACAGCTTCAGGACAGGTTGCAAGTAACACAGGTAATTACTTTTACGAAGTATATGAAAGTAATCCCGGAACAGTTAGTACTGCAAAAGTACAGTTCTCTATTGCTTTTGGACATAAAGACGGGAAAGGAACAAGTCTATATAACTCAAGTGTAACAGGTAAATCGCCGTCCTCAACAATATACGGACAGTACAGGAATTTAGTGTTTGGAGATGAAGATACAGATTTCACTTTCGGAACAGTAACATCTGATTATGTTTATGTACTATCTATGGATAGAGCAAGATATAAAGAGAAATTATTTCCTGGCTCACTTAACCTTAAGTTAACAAACGGAGCACAAACAATACATTTAACTGATAATAGTAATGATACTACAACTGTTTCTTATGTAGATGCAGGAAGAGTTTACGATATAGTTAGTGGATCTTATGGAACATCTTATGATGGAGGAACAGGATACACAACATCAGCAGGAAGCTACGGTAAATTCTTACCTGATGTAGGTATTATAGTATTAAACGGAACAGCATTAGACGATGCTGCAGATGGAATAACACTAGCAACAGGCATAACTGAGAATTCAGACGACGGTAACTTAAGTAAGTTCTATAATGTAATAGCAGCAGGAGCAAGTGGATCACTTCAATCAGAAGAGACTATATCTTCTAATTATGTATTTATAAGAGCGAGAAACGCTGAGCTTAATTACTCTACAAATCCTTCAAATATTACAGGATCTGGAGAACTTAGACATGACATCATGATTAATTCTCCTCAATCATATTTTACAACAGTAGGACTGTATAACGATAATAACGATTTAATAGCAGTAGCTAAGATGTCTAGACCTTTATTAAAGGATTTTACTTCGGAAGCACTAGTGAGAATCAAACTTGATTATTAATGAATGAGTGCTTACAAAAAACTAAACAAACAAGATGCTTATATTTCGACTTACAATGCACGCAAGTCGTGGACTGCTAGTGGAAGTCAGTATATAGACCTAGGCATACTCAACATTGTTGGTTTATCAGGCTCAGGAACATACATACCGCAAGATATAAATCTAACTTTCGGAGGAGGGGTACTAAGTACTTCTCAAGTACTTTTTGATAAGCGACTAGCTTTCGAAAGCATACACCATTTATACTACAGCCTTTTTACAAGTGCATCAATACCGGTTTCAAGTTCATATGAAAATTATCTACAGTCTTCATTTAACGTAAGCGGATCAAGATACCTCTACCAGAGGGTAGCAGTATTTTCAATACCGAAAGAATTATACGGAACTCATATAGAACCAGGCTCACTATCACTAGAGCCAGATATAACATCAACTATTATAACAGGATCAGGTGGATCAGGAAGTGATGGACATAACTACGTACTGAACAATTACGTTACAGATGCAGGTATTAATTCTTACGATAACATATATAACCTGTATGCAGAAAACACCACAAACCTTTACGGATCAACATTTCCTCTATCAGATTTAGATTATATTGAAGATGAAGGAGACTACGTACTAGAGACAATACCAGCAGGAGGGCAGTATCTAGGCCCAGATTATACAGGAGAAGATCCAAACGCAATAGACCCTGAAGTAGCTGATCAACATTCAACAAGAATTGTAGATGATGGAGAAGGAAACCTATACTTCGAATCATCACTGCCGAGAAAATACGTTGGAAATATAATCTACCCTCATGGACAGATTATAATAACAGATGATATTGTAGCAGGGTACTTTAACAACTATTTCAATGCAACATTGAACTGGAAATCAAATTTACCTATTTATACACATAACTACCACTGTAAGTTAAAATCAGGGGAATTGAATCATACATTAAATAAGACTGCTCTAGATATATCATCAGGAGAAATAGCACCTAATATATCAGGATCAGATTTCCAACCGTACTTTACAACAGTAGGATTATATAACGATGCTAATGAATTAATAGCAGTAGCAAAAATGGGACAACCGATACCTAAATCAGCAGATACGGATATGGTTGTAGTAGCAAAACTGGATATGAACTTTGGAGTTAACAAGTTTACAAAATTATAAAAAATGAGTATAGTATTAAGAATAAATAAAGGAACAGCCTTAACATACGATGAATTAGATAGAAACCAAGCTCAGTTTTACTATTCAAGTTCAATACAAGATAGCGGAACTACCTTAAGACTACACTACTCAGGGAGCACAGCACTAGGAGTAGGTTACGAAAATGGAAGGTATACAGATGTTCCATTAGGAGCAGATGGAGGAACAACTATTATCTCCGGATCAACTGCATCAGCAGCTGGATCTAATACTCAAATACAGTATAACGATAATGGAGCTTTTGGAGCAAGCTCTAACCTTACATATGCATCAGGAAAACTTTCACTAAAGACACCAAGTACAGGAACTAGTAAATTTGCTCAAACAGATTTCTACAGTATAGGTACTCTTGCAGGTAGAGTTGGAAAAATATACGATACTTCAAAAGACATATACCTTACTGCTAACAGTAGTAACTATTTAAAATTTCAAGTAAATAATACCTTAACGGCTAACCCTATAGCTACTTTAAGTTCTACAGGGTTAGGAGTAGGTACAGGAAATAACACAGGGTTTGCACAGAGAATTACAACAGTTTCTTCAACTCTAGGATTAGGTATCGCTAAAACAACAGACTACGTAAATACTCAAAATAAAATTAGACCTGTTATTGCAGATATAGTAAATAACTTATCCGGAGGATTAGAAAGATTAATACCGGTAGGTTCTTTTTCACAGGGACTGTTATTAGAATCTCCAACAGGAACAGATGGAGGTAACGTAGTAGTAATGGTTAACACTGATAGTAACAAAAAAGAAGGGTTTAACATAGACTGGGCTGACGGAGGAAATTATACAAGCACAACAGGAACTGCAAACGGTGTTATTGCTACTTTTCAAGCAAGCGGTAAAATAGGGTTTAACACAAATAATCCTTCAGACATAGGTATAACAGTAGCAGGGATAATATCAGGATCTGGAGATGCAGATTTTGATGGAGATATAGACGGAGGGGGTACTTTAAATATTGGAGGAAATACTACACTAGGAGGAACTTTAAACGTAACAGGTTTTATATCAGGATCAGGCGGTATGAATATTGCTGGGAATATTACCGGCAAAAGTACACTAAAGATAGTAGGAGCAACAACACTCTCAAATACTTTAAATGTAACAGGAGCAGTAACAGCAGGGAGTAGTATTGTTGCAACAGGAAACGTAACAGCAAATAAGCTAATAAAGCAAGGCGGTACAAGCACCCAAATTTTATTAGCAAACGGAGATACAACAACAATAGGTACAGGAGCAGGAGGAAGTGTTGTTACAAACGTAGCTAGCAACTTTACCACAACCACAGGATATCAGAGATTAAGTACAGGATTAATTATACAGTTTGGATACGTCTCCGGCGGTACAACAGAACCTACAATAACTTTCCCAATCGCATTCCCAACCAGATGCGTATCGGTAACATGTTCAACTGACAGAACCTCTTCAGGATCTAGAGGAACTAACCATGTTTACAATGTTTCAACTACAGCTTGCACACTTGTTATAGATGGTGGAACAGGAAGATGGATGGCAATGGGGTACTAAGATGGATTATTTTGGACATTATAACGATAAAGGAGAGTATATAGGTTTCTATACAGAAGAGATACATGGACACACTATACCGAAACCTGTAATAGTACTGCAGCACAACGAATGGCAAGAAGCTATTTCAGGGGAATATACGGTAATTAACGGTAAACACGTAAAACGTATAGAGCCTAGAAAAGAAGTTCTAGATATTCACATACTTAGAATTAGGAGAAACACAAAACTCGTAGATAGTGACTGGACACAACTCCCAGACGTCCCTCTTCTAGAAGAGAAAAAGGAAGAGTGGAGAGAATATAGGCAGAAATTAAGAGACATAACAAAACCAGAAAACATTAGTAGCGAGTTTCCAATAGAACCTTAACACTATTTATAATAAATTAAAAAATGGCAATACCAGGAATTACATATAGACTAGAAAAAGGTCTCTCTCTTACTCATCAAGAGATGGATAATAACTTTAGATCAGTTATATACTCAAGTTCTTTAGAAGGAAGCGGGAGTATCTTAAAACTGCACTACGACTCAGGAGACTTTGTAACGATTCCTTTAGGAGGAACCTCAGCTAGCTCATCCATACTAAATAACGTAGATAACCAAGTAATTACAGGTACAGGAATAGCAGGACTACTTCAAGGAGAGCCGAGTTTCACATTTGATGGAAGTATACTACGTATTTCAGGATCATTATCTTTAAACGATAACCACGACAACATACTAATAATAAACTCAGGATCAGGTGCAAGTATAAACTATACACAGACATCAGGGAGTGTTGTTATAGGTGTTGACGCTAGTATTAACTTAGCAGGAGCTAATAACGTAATAATAGGTAGATCAGCTGCACAGAGCACTGTGACTTCCTACGGGTTAACAGCTATTGGTTATCAATCATTAGCTAACTTAGCTTCCGATGATAGTAACACGGCAATTGGGGCTAATACAGGATTAAACATCCAATCAGGTGATAGAAACGTATTAGTAGGGTATGCAGCAGGACCAACAACAACTACAGCATATTCAGCTGATAAATTATACATAAATAATCAAGCAGATGATAATCCGTTAATATACGGAGATTTTGCAAACAGTATACTAGTATTTAACGCTGACGTATCAGCCTCAGCAGTATCAGCAAGTACGTACTACGGAGATGGTTCAAACCTAACAGGAATTGCCCCGGTAGCAGCATGGAGTGGATTATTTGAAGGTGCAGCAGAAATAACAGGATCATTTGCAGTAACAGGATCAGTGGACTTCTCTGACGTAACATGGACAACAGGCTCTCTATTTTCAGGATCCTTTTCAGGAGACGGATCCGGATTAACAGGAGTTACAGCCGATACATTCCCTTACACAGGTTCAGCAGATATAACAGGAAGCTTAAGCGTAGTAGGTCCAGCCAACTTAGCAGGAGTTACAACAATAGATACTTATACGGAAATAAAAAACCAACATGCAACTTCAATTGCGATAGGACGTAACAATTACACAGGAACATGTATAGGTAAACAATACTCAGTAGGAATAGGTATCGATGCAGTTAATACGCCAGTAGGTTCTTATCATACGGTAGTAGGAGGTGATGCAGGAAGATGTGCAAACGGATGTACTACTTACATAGGATGGAAAGCAGGAAATCAAAACACAGGAACATTTAATACAAGCATTGGTGCTTGCTCACTTGGAGCTATTGTATCAAGCGGACAACTTAATACAGCAGTAGGATTTTCTTCACTATGTAATAATAGTACAGGACAACATAACAATGCTCTAGGTGCTTATTCTTTAAGAAATAATTCAACAGGTAATTATAATACCGGGATAGGACAAAACAGCTTGTTTAATCAATCCTCTGGTAATTATAACGTAGCACTGGGGTATAATACAGGCCTTGGAGTAAGTGCAGGAAGTAATAACCTATTTCTAGGAAGTTATGCAGGCCCGTCAACAGGTACGCACAGCAATAAACTTTACATAGGGTTTGGTGTTGGCACTCCATTAATTTACGGAGAATTTGATAACGATTTAGTGTCAATATCAGGAAGCCTAAACATAACAGGATCAGTATCATCTAGTACATACTACGGAGATGGTTCTAACTTAACAGGTATACAGTGGACCGGATTATTAAACGGAGATGCTTCAATAACAGGTTCGTTAATTATATCAGGCGGAGTAGTAAACTTTGTAGATACCACTGCAATATCAGGATCTATATTCTCTGGATCATTCGTAGGAGACGGATCTGGACTAACAAACATCGTTACTGATTGGAACGGTTCTTATACAGGAAGTGCATCTATAACAGGGTCACTTACAGTAGCAGGAACATCAGTTATTAAGAATGCACCAGAAGCAAGCCCAGGAGTTGAGTACATACAATACTCATCAGGAAGTTTAGTAGGGGTACATAATATACAAGCATTCGAAATAGGAGTATCAGGATACACAGGATTTAAAGCCGATTACACAATTTCAAACTCAGGTGAATCTCAGAAAAAAGTAGGAACTCTCTACGGAGGATGGGATCAAACATCAGCTATAACCTTAAACGATTCCTATAGTCAGATTGCAGTAGGAGGAACAAGCATCCTATCAACATCTTTCTCACTAACTAACGATGGATCAAATGCAACATTAACGGTAGATGCAGATATAGGTACTTATGATGTGAATATGATAATAACAGCATTTAAGAAATCTATCTAATTATAATAAAGATAAGTAATGGCAAACGAGCATATATTTAGAAATAACGTACAAATAACAGGAAGCTTATCGGTTAGCGACGGTATATCATTAAGCGGTATAGTAGATACAACAACTAACCAGACTATAGGAGGTGCTAAATCATTTACATTAGCAGTTACAAGCTCCAACGGCATTATGCTTAACAATCTTAGCAAAATAGGAGTATCAGCTCCATATGTTGGTGCTCTCTCAATAGACTATACTGGAGCAGAAGTGATGGCTTTTAACATGGGCGATTCCTCTAATATGGTAATCAGCACAACCAGAGATAGGTTTTTTTTCGCAGACGATATAATAGCAATCATATCAGGTTCTTTTAGTGGATCATTCGTAGGAGATGGATCAGGATTGACTGGAATATCACATCCTGTATCTACTATTGTAAATCCCATAGATGCCTACTTTGGAACACAAGTACAACCTGCAAATAACGAAGAAGGGTTCTATGTAGAAAGTTCTAATAATAAGGCAACAGGATTCCTTGTAAATAACACAGATACGGTTGGAAATGCAGCCATAGCTGGATTTAGAGCAACTATTAACGGAGATGCATTTGATGAAGGTGTTTATTTAGGTATACAAAACGATTCTTATTACGCTCCATGGTTAAGAGCGCATGGTCTTATTACAGGTAAGAACCTAAATATAATGGTTGGTGATAATACTGGGGATATAGTATTCTCATTAGGGAACACAGCAACTAATCAAATAACTGAAGGTCAACAAGATAAAGTTCTTTTATTGAATACCGATAGAACGATAGTGGCACCAAGTTTAACAACA